ATGAAAGTAGTGAGGAGGAGTAACTGAATGGGAAAGAATTATTTTGCTAAGGCTTTCGGGTCGTCAAGAATTGATTTTTTAGCCTCTTCTGAATGGGGGGCTAGAATTGCCATAACAATGACGAAACAAGCAATAATCGGATGGTTGAAGATAAAAAGAGGAACAGCGATTGCAAGAGCTATAAGATACACGAGGGTTTTACCTAGTGTAAGGCCTTGCTTTTCAGCTTTGAGAAGAGATTCTTTCTGTTCTTCTGTCAGTTCATCAAATGTCATACATGTATTATACGGTAGATGTAACAATCTCGCAAGTCACAGAGAGGCTTTTTGATGGCAAAAACATATGCGGTTGCAACCGAATTCAGCGTAGTAGACAGAGCAAGTAGGGTTCTCGACAGGATTTCTGGAGCAGGAAATCGTCTCAGCCGTGCATTGCCAAAACAAATGGAAGCCGCTGAACTTCGTTTTCAAGCATTCGGTGCGTCGGCACAAAAAGCTGTCGTCGGTGCGTTCGGTGCTGTAGCTGCAACTACTGGTGCTGTTCTCAAACAAGCTATTCCTCTTGGCATGGAGCTTGAGCAGAATCTGGGCGGAACTGAGGCCGTATTCTCGAAATACGCTTCAAATGTACAGAAACTTGCAGAAAGCGCATATAAAAACATGGGACTTTCTGCTTCTGATTACATGGCAACTGCGAACAAGATGGGAAGTCTTTTTCAAGGCTCTGGTGTTTCTCAGGTAAGGGCAATGGAACTGACGACACAGGCAATGCAGAGGGCTGCTGATGTTGCTTCTGTTATGGGTATTGATACCAAGTTTGCGATGGAAAGCATTGCAGGTGCAGCGAAGGGCAACTTCACGATGATGGATAACCTCGGCGTAGCCATGAACGCTACGACATTAGAGGCTTATGCGTTGGAAAAAGGCATGAACTTCAAATGGAAGACGGCCTCAAACGCAGAAAAAGCAGAGGTTGCGATGAAGATGTTCTTTGAACGAACGGCGCAATATGCCGGGAACTTCGCAAAAGAATCGATGTCAACCTTGTCTGGTTCCTTCGGTATGATGAAAACAAGTGTGCAGGATTTGCTCGCGAACATGGCTTTGGGAAGGTCGATAGATGTACCGCTAAAAAACATGCAGGATTCGGTGATAGCTTTCACCCGGAATATCGTTCCTACAATCGTAAATATAATCAACAAACTGCCGGCCATTATAAAGGGGGTTATGAGCCAGATCAGCCCTATAATAGAAGAGGCAATTCATAAGATTGACAGTCCTTTTGGGCCTATTCTTGTCGGCGGATTGAAAGTCCTAAAAATGTTATGGAGCATGAGATACGCAATCTTTGCAATTGGAGCTGTCGCTATAGTGTGGCGTATTATCATGGATGGTATTTTTTTAGCAACAAAAGCGATGCAAGCTTTTAATATCGTAATGGGATTTGGAAAAGGTCTGATGATTGCATATAAGGCTGCGACTATGGGAACGGCTATCGCAATAAAGGCAACTGGAACGGCTTCTTTGGCTGCTGCTGCCGGAATGAAAGCGTATGCAATCGGGGCAAAGATTGCCGCTGCTGCTCAGGCGTTGTTCAATGCCGTTATGAGCATGAATCCTGTCGCGCTTGTGGTTATCGCAATTGTCGCTCTTATCGGTCTTATTCTGGTACTCACGAACAAATGGAAAACCGTAACTGATGCCGTGGATGGATTTTTTACGAGAATTCGTGACATGAAGGGAATAGCTGGCATAATTTTAAATTTACTTATTTCACCATTTGAACTTGCATGGAAAGTCATTCGCAGCGTTTTTGATATTTTCGCGACTTTCAAGGCAGGCGGATTTATCAACGGTCTTAAAATGATTGGTCTTTCTGTTCTTCAATTGCTTACAGCTCCTTTTTTGATTGCATTTAAGACGATTCGAAGCATATTCGGAGCTTTCAAAGCTGGCAATTTCCTAAAAGAAATTAAAGTTATAGGGAGTGCAATCCAAAATATATTTTCAGGCTTAAAGGAAAGTTGGTTTTTATCGGAAATAAGGGAGATGGGTATTAAGATTGTTCAATTCCTTATTTCACCGTTTGTGCGAATAAAAGAAGCCATTCAGAATGTATTCTCAGCGTTTAAGAATGGTGGATTTTTAGAGGGAATAAAAACTCTCGGAGCAACTATACTAGATTTTTTGGTTTCGCCGTTTAAGCATATTTGGGAAATTTTTCAAACTATATTTTCTATGTTCAAGTCAGGCTCAATTATATCAGGCTTGAAAAAAATTGGACTTGCAATCTTGGAATTTTTAGTATCGCCATTAAAAGGAATTTTAGACATCCTTTCATTTTTGCCAATGATTGGTAATATCCTCGATCGAGTCTCGAACTGGTTCGAGACCACGCGGGCAAGTCTGCTGGCGGGCGGAACTACGGAAAGTGAAGAAGAAGAGGATTCGGCGAAGAGCGAGGTTGCGACTGCTGCTCCGACCCGGACGGCTGCAATGGCAAGCAGCTACTCACGAGAGGAAAGTTTCACCACTAACAGGGTTGAAATCGGGCTTGATGAGGGGCTGAGCGTGAAGAACGGTGCGATGGAAGCCCCAGCGTTCACGCTTTTTACTGGGAGAAAATAAATGGCATGGAACGATGAGATAGGCGAGGCGGCTTATACTTCTCCGAGCGGGAAACGGATGACTTTCAATTATGACTCAGGGCTGGAACGTAAGACAACGCTCAAAACGGCAGAGAATGTTTTCCCGGATGTTGATGGTGCGGAGATTCAGTCTCTTGGTCTTGGCGGAAAGAAATTTCCGATGACGGCCATATTTTCGGGCGCGGATTGTCTCAAACAGGCTGATGATTTTGAGGCTTTGCTTTGTGAGCGTGGCTATGGAATCCTAGAGCATCCGATTTATGGAAAATACAATGTCGTTCCAACTGGTGAGATCGGGCGGAGCGACAATCTTGTTTCTGGCCTGAACGAATCGAGCGTAAAAGTCACTTTTTCTGAGACGATTACGGCTACGGCTTTTCCAGAGAGCGATGTCGCTGCCGAAGATACTTTGGCTTCTGCTGCTGATGGCTACGAGGATGCGGCTTCGTCTTCTTTCTCTGAGCTGGTTGAGACTGGCAGCATTGACGATAAATTACAGCTGCAATCTGTGCTTAAAATGCAGGCGGATTCCCTTTATAAGGGGATTTCCAATATGGTAAAAAAGGCCGGGGATAAGGCCGAGGAACTTCAACAAAAAGTCCAGACTTATAAGAATAATGTGACAGGCTGGATCAATAAGGTTGACCAGCTTGCGGAAAACGCTCAGAACATTGCCACGGTTCTGATAAAAACGGCACGTCTTCCTAGCGAGATTGCAATAAGTGCCCTTGCAAAAATCGAAGGTTATTCAAGCATCATAAAGGATATGATCAACAACGTAAAGAAAGACCCCCTGGGGCTGAAGGCGGTGAGGAATCAGTATGCCGCGACAAGCACGATGGTGGGTGCTTTGGTTGCAGCGATGGGATTTGGTGTTGCAAAGACGGCTTCTAGCGCAAGCATGGGGAGCGTTTCTTTTTCTACAGGCTCTGTGACAACCGGCTCATCTGGCTCTGCTGGGGCTTCTTCTGGCGGAATTTCTGGCGGTAATGGCGGGGCTGTTTCACCTAATGCTGCGAACGTTGAGTCCGGTGGATTTCAGAGCCGTTCGGCGGTGCTTAATGCGGCTGATTTGATTGCTGAGCAATTTGAGGTCTATAAGGAATATGTTGACTCACAGATAGAAAAGGATGCTTTCGTTGACACAGGCGAGGGCTATTCTGCATTACTGGAAACAATTGTGAGCGCGGTCAAGGTGCTGGAGACGGTTTCGTTCGACCTGCCAGTTACAAGAATTTTGAAGCTTGACAGAGACAGGCAGGTTTTGGAGCTTCTTTGCGAGCTTTATGGGGAAGCTGGATTTGACAGGCTTGACCAGTTCATAGCAGACAACGAGCTTACGGCTGACGAAATTGTTTTGCTTCCGATGGGGCGGGAGGTTCGCTATTATGGCTAAGACTCACAAGGTTCAGCCGGGTGAAACGCTCAACAGAATCGCCACTAAATATTACGGAAACCCCGCCCAGTGGAATTCAATCGTAAAGGCTAATCCACAGCTTTCGGGAAGAAAGACCGTGCTTGATGGCAGCCCTGTCATTTATCCTGGCGACGTGCTTATTATCCCGAATGTTTCTGACGGAGCTTTGACAAAGGCGAAGGAATCCGTGAAACTCGATAAAAATGCCCCCCAGGATCTGGGATTGAAGGGGCTTGGCCAATATTACACAGGCTTCACTGGGTTCACTTTGGTTCGTTCTGTTTCTGGAACGGACGGTTTTTCTTTTTCTTCGGTCTGGAATGAAAATAGCGCGGATCTAAGGAACGCATTCCGGCCTTTTTCTTATCCGACATTCGACGTTTATTTTGACGATGATTTGGTCTTCACGGGCAAGGCTTTGCCACCGACTCCGAGCGTGCAGCCTGCTTCTCAGACGATAAATGTTCAGGGGTATCCACTTTGCGGCGTTCTCGTGGACTCGTGTCTTCCACCGTCGCTTTTCCCAGCCGAGTACAGCGGGCTTGATTTGAAGCAGATTGCGGAGACTGTGTGCGAGCCTTTTGGAATCGGTGTCGTTGTGCAGGGAAGCGTTGGCTCTGCGTTCGAGAAGGTTGATGTAGGGCTTGACGACAAGATTTGGGATTTTCTCTCGAAGCTTGCTGAGCAGAGAAATATGTTTTTGACGAATACAGTTGATGGAAACCTGTTGATTTATCGCCCGAAGGTCGAGGCTGTTTCCGCGACTTTCAAACAGGGAGAGGTTCCTTTTATCTCATGTGCGCCGGAATTTGACGGCCAGAAGATGTACAGCCATATAACCGGCTACACGAAAACAAGCAAGACCGCGGACTCTCAGAAATATACTTATGAGAACAAATTGCTCATAAACAAGGGCGTTCTACGATGCTGGGGAAAGCAGATTGATGATGCCGTTGAGGGTACTCTTGAAGAATCCGTTAAGGCTCTTGCGGGTAAGATGTTTGCTCAGTGCGTAAAATACAAGCTCACGGTGAGCGGGCACAGGGACAAGAACGGCAGAGTTTACCGTGAGAATATGGCTGTGAGCGTGAAGGCCCCTGGGGCAGAGATTTACAGGGAGACAAAGCTATTGGCAGATGAGGTGACTTTGACTCGTGACGACAGGGGCGGGGAGCAGACAACTTTTACGCTTGTCCTTCCTGAGAGCAGGACTGGCACATTGCCGGAGGTATTTCCGTGGGAAGAATAGCTAGATTGATTAAGACTAAGATTGAGAAATTCATCGTCCAGACGGTGGAGATGTACTTCGGCGCGAATGTGACGGCTGAGACTTTTGCTCCAAGCGGGGATGACTCGCCGCCTTTGCCTGACGACAGGATTGTGCTTGTTCAGACGGACGGCACGAACAATTTTGTGGCCGTGGGCGTTCTTTCTGTCTCGCAGGGAGCGAAGCCTGGCGAGAAGATTCTTTATTCGAGGGATGAAAACGGCAAGGTGAAGGCTGCCATTAAGCTTTTGAATGATGGAAAGATAGAGATGGTAAGCCCTGCCGATTTTTCTTTTTCGGTTGAGGGTGACATAAAGGTTTCGGGGAAGGGAGATGCTTCTATCATGCTAGAAAGCGGCAAGATGGAAGTAGGAAACTCAACGGCAACGCTTGGGGCTATGGTGAGCGACCTTCTTGACGCGCTTTCGGACTCTGCCCCTGTGACTTATGGAAGCCCGGGTAGCCACAGTTTTTTGCCGAGCTTTACGGCGAAGATTTCTGCGATAAAGGCAAAATGGGGGCAAGTGTTCGAATGAGTCTTAAACAGTCTGATTTAGAAGATGATTTGAAAGAAGCTTTCGCGACGATGCAGAATGACGCGGACTTTGCGCGCCTTGTCTCTGTTGCTGTCGCTCGCTACGCGGAAAGCGGGGATATTACCACGACTGACGCGGGGCAAGTCTCGGCGGGAACTTTCTCAGGCAACGGAGAGGGAAAAATCAGCGTTGACAGCTCTGTATGCGAGGGGATTCTTGTTTCTGCGACCGATTCCATGAAAAGCATGACTTCTGGTGGTGACGCTCTTTTGGCGGGTCAGCTTGCGGCAGGAATCGATGCGATGATGGCAGCTGGAACGGTTACGACCGAGGTGAGTGGAACGGCGACACCGCCGCCACCAGCAAGCCCTGTTCCTGTCTCTGGAACTGCGACTGGCACTTTTACAGGGAATCCGGCTCTTATTCAGGGCGTTATGGCGGGGGCTTTTCCTGTGATGGTGGGAATGGTTGAGGGCGGAAACGACTTCTTTGCTGTTCAGCTCGCTACTTGCGTGACCTCGTACCTGAACGCGGGCATTATATCAACTAACGGAACAGGGGCTGTTGCTGGAAGCGTAGGCAGCGGAACTGGAATTATGTAGGACTACTTTTGTAAGTAGTAAGGATTTTTATGGCTGATGACAAGAATGATTTTATGGGCGATGTGCTTCTAATCTCTGTCAACGACGGCGGGGATATTGTTGTTGAGGACGGGCTTGTGAAAGATTGCAGGAACTTTGACACGGCGGTTTATCTCTCGCTTTTTGGCGGAAACAAGGACGATTTGAACGCACGTCCAAAAGAAACCTGGTGGGGCAACCTCGTTCCTGGCACACAAAGAGACGAATGGATGCACAGCGAGTTTGGGGCGACGGTAGCAGCTTTGCCGCTTACTAGCGGAAACCTGCGTAAGGCTGGCGATGCGGCTGGCCGAGACTTGGACTGGATCAAGAGCGATGCGGGGGCTGACAGCGTTTCTGCCTTGCTTTCTTCGGCAGGACAAACCGTGTGAGGCTGAGCGTTGAGGTGATGCAGGATAAGCAGAAAGCTGGCGGCGGCATGTATGATATTCAATGGCAGGAGGCTTTGCACTAATGGCTTACGAAAACAAGACGGTTGATTATGTATACAATCTCTTAATCAATTCATTTCAGGAAAAATTCAATAATAAGCTCAGGCTGCTTCCTAAGAGTTTTATCGTGGTACTCTCGAAAGTAGTTGCGGGCATATTCGTGATTCTTTACAAGCTTGCAGGTTGGAATTTCTTACAGATGTTCCCGGACACTGCGAGCTTTGAGACCGTGAACGTTCTAGGGCATCAGATAAATCCTCTTGTGCAGCTCGGCATTCAGTTCGGGGTTGGGGAACCTGCAAAGGGAACGGCATGGGAAGGCACGATTCGCGTGACGGCGGTGGCAAAAGGCAAGGTTCTGACTCTCGGAACTCAGCTCAAAAGTGATTTGACAGGCCTATTATACAATGTTTCTGCTAATACAGGGATTGAAGATGATACGGTCGAAGTTCCTGTTTATTGCGTTCAGTCGGGGCTTGGCGGAAACCTGAACGTCTCCGATACTCTTAAATTTGTATCCCCCCTGGGCTTCGTTGAGCAGGGGGCCGTTGTGCTTGGAACCACACATGCCGGAACCGACGATGAGACGGAGGAGCATTACAGGAACAGGGTAAAGGCAGGCTACGGCCCGCAGCCACAGGGAGGCTCACTGAATGATTACAGGACTTGGGGGCTGGAAGTTCCTGGTGTCCTTCAAATCTATCCTTATGGTGACAAGGAGCATCCGGCTGGCGTTCTTCTTTATGTCGCCGCTGACAGCGAGATTTATCCTGACCGAATCCCTGACAGGGGATTGTGCAAGGCTGTCGGTGAAGCTTGTACTTACGACCCGGATACAGGAAGAGCAAACAGAAAACCTTTGACGGCGGTACTTGATCCTGATTTCAACGAGACTTACAGCAACGTCCGTGCAGTTTCCATCAAAGTCTTTGATGTCTATATAACTGGAATGACAGGTGCAATATTTGCGGACTTCGGCTCGTCTCTGAAAAATGAGCTTGATTTGTATTTTCTGAACAGGCAGCCTTATATCCGTGGTTTGGACGATGAGAATGTAAGGACTGATTCGATTCTGAAAAATGCGGTCATCGCAGTCACGAACGGCGTGGCAAGCTCATTGCAGGCTTCTTTTGATACCGCTGTCATGAAATCAGGTGCTGAATATATTGACTCTTACAAGCTTGGACAAGGGGAACTTTGCAGGCTTGGTGAATTATATATCAATGGGGAGCGATATGAGGAATAGGAGTTTTTTTGAGACAATCCGTGCGCTTCTGCCAAGGACGTCCGCTTTTGACCTGACGCATCAAAAGAATATCCGCCGATTTTTCGAGGGTGTGACCGAGCTTGGCGATGATGTCAGGAAAGAATTTGAGGGCGTTCTGCTTGATTATTATCCTGACACGACGAGGGCACTGGAAAAATGGGAAGAGATTTTTCGTGTCCAGTTTTCGAAAATTCTCTTCAACGTTCAGGAACGAAGGAGCATAGTGAGCGCGCTGTGGTGGCTCAGGTATGGGAACACCACAGGCGAATTCATGGAAAAAATCTTGAATCTTTTTATTCCTGGTGCGCGGGTGACTGAGAATATTCCTGCTGTAAATGCAATGGGGCTTGTATTTTCTTACATGGCCGTATGCGGGAACAAGTATATTTGCTGCGGGAACAAAAAAGCAGTCTGCAATTATCACATTGGAGAAAGGGGGTGGGTTCCTGAAATTCTTAGGAATGATACGCAGTCCGTCTGGGATATTCCGACTGACACAAAATTTTATGAAAATTATTTTTTCGTCAGCGGCGAAGTCTGGCGTGACGGTACTGGAAAGATTCAGGTTTTGAAGAGATTGAAGGTGCATGAAAAATGGCAGCGGTTTGTTGAGTATGTGA